ATATGCAGGGACTGCCCAGTGGCAGCGGACATCAAGCCTAGGGCCGTACGGCGGTTGGATTCTTCCAACGCCACGTAACCAACCCGTTCTCCTTGATTAAGAAGGTGAGTTGCAAGGTCACGACAGAACGAGGATTTACCGATACCAGATCCCGCAGTGATCGTAGTAAGCTCACCCAGCCTGATCCCTCGAAGCTTTGATTGTAATCCTTGAAATGGGTACTCATGCAGGCAGGGTTCTTCTGGTGTGGTCAGGTCATCGAGCAGTGTTTTGGCATCCACGATGCCGTCAGGACGGTATGTCTTGGCGTCCCATACAGCACGACGGATAGCCTCAGGGTCCTTGGCTTGCAGCGCATCAGAAGCATCTTTGTACTTCTCCATGCGAGCGATCTTCACCTTGCCTGGCGGCAGGACCTGAGCACACTCCTCTGCAGCCTTGCGACCAGGCTCGTCATTGTCATAGAACAGGACCACTTCTTCGTAGCCCTGCAGCAGCGGTAGAACCCGCTGAATGGCTTTCTTTGCCGCAGGCGCCCCATCAGGGAGAGACACGTGAGGCCAGGTGGGCATGGCTACAGCACCTGATGCTGCGTCCAGCTCACCCTCGTAGATGGTGATGCGTGTGCCCTTGTCAGGAACGAGATGCTGACCAAACAACTGGTGATCGACATTCTTGCCTTCCCAGTGAAAAGTCTTGTCAATGCTCTTGACCTTGGCAGCACACACAGTGCCACTGTTGTCAAAGTAGTGGAAGCGCAGCACGTCCCCATCCTTGTGGATACGGTACTTGCGACACACTTCCTCAGAGATGCCTCGCTTGGCTAAGCTGACAGGCTGTCCTTGAATCATGACGTTGGTGTAAGTGGAATGGTCTTCGCCATCTGCATGCTCGTATGCCCCACATACGAAGCAGTAGGCATGGCCGTCATCATAACGTGCCAAGCCATCGCTGCTACCGCACATGGGGCAGGGCTCATGACGAAGAAACTCAGAGTCTTCGTTCATCGCCGTCCTTGACCACGATAAGGCTTAGCGCCTTTTGGTGGTCTTCGGCTTTTCTTTTTCTTGCTTTGAAAGGTCTGTTGCTTTTGCTTCATTTAACCAGTCAAGAGGGATGTCGTAGTAGGGACACCACTGGAAGCCGTTCTTGTCGGCCCATGCGGCGTAGGTAGTCTTGGAGTTCTTACTGATCTTATTGTATGGCGCTTGGAAGACCAGGCGTACGTCGAGATCAGGGTTGCACTTCTTGACAGCGAGCATTTTGCGACGATCAGCTGGTTTGAAGAAGCCCTTGGTCTCAAGGTAAATGTCCCCAACCTTGAAGTCGGGGGTGTACTTAGCCTCGATGACGTAATTGAATTTATCAGGCTCGTAGCCGTATTCAATGTTGAGGTTTGTAAGAAGCTCAGCCACCTGTTCTTCCAGGCGACTACGCATCAGAAGTCCTCGTCGATGTTGACAGAGGCAGGAGCAGCCTCAGGGTTAGGCTCAGAGGTCTTGAAGCCTCGGGTGGTACCGAACAGCTCGGTTGCCTCTTCAGCGTCCATGTCGCCGCTGTCCTGGACACCAGCACCAGTGTTCAGACTCACGACCTGGATGGCTTTGAGTTTGAGAGAGGTACCGATGTCACCAGCAGGAAGGCAATACGGCTTTTGGATGAAGGCAAGTTTGACCTTAGAACCGCTATAGAGCGGCAGAGAAGTGTCAGTGATGGCAGTGCCTTCAGTGTCCACGATAACAGGTACAACTTTGTCGCCCTCCTTCCAGCGGAACTTGCATTGGTACATGCCTTCGGTCACCTCTTCCCAAGGCTCGGGCTTGACGGTGACACGACGAGGGTTCTTGGCTTTGCTTTTAGCCCACTCAAGACCACCCACACGCTCATCCTCAAGGGCATCAACGATTTCCTTGGGTAGCAGTGCAGTGAGGGTGTGACCGTACTCAGACGGCTTGAGGATAGCTTGGTAGCCATCAAGGACTACAGGTTCTTTAGTGACGTGAGTCGCCATGATGATAGTGGAAAGTTAGCAGAAAAAATAGGTGGAGTCTTCGACCACCTCAGGGTCTAGTGTCCCGACGATTGGCGGTGGCTCAGCTGCGTTAATAGCTTCACCAAACTTGGATAGCCAGCAGTCTCGCGTGAAGATGTCCGTGTAGGTCTCTCGCACGAGTGCATTGAGTGTTCCCATGTCAGTTGCTCGGCATAGCACCGAGTCATGAATGACTGTGAATGGTCCATTAAATCTCTGAAAGGTTTCGTGGAGGATGGACGCATCCAGCGAATGTATCAAATTCGGAGCAGTACTGGACTTGTGACGGGTAGGGCAAGGATCGCCATCACCGACAGACAAGGTGACCTGTGTGGTACCCAGTAACTGTAGCTTGAGACGTTCTGTCTCTCGCTTGTTCCTCTGCTGATTGACTACGAACCCAGAGGGTGTAGTCCATTCAACTTCAGTAGCACCGCTTCGGATGTACTGACCAACATGAGCCTTGATCCAACGCATGACACGCATAGGACCAGGCACGATTGCATCCATGCTTTGGTAAACAGCACTGACCACCTCACTTACTTGAGACTTCTCAGGCTCAAAGCCCTGCTCAACCAATGCTTCCCTGATGTACCCCCATGAGGATGATCTGGTCGCATTGTATGGGATGGTCATGACTGTTCTCTTTGTGGTTTTCCGTGTCATCCAAGGATGTAGCTCAGCAGGGAGATACTTCTTGGCTTCCTCGGCTACCGCTTTGTAAGCGTCAGACGGTCGATCGCCAGGACAGACATTGACAAGACTAGCAGTAGATTGATCTTTAGCAAGACCAGCCAGGATCTGTAGACCAGAACACGTAGCATCTACTGCAACCATCAGACCAGTTGTCTGTTTGTCACACAAAATACAGCAATGGTAGTACTCATGACATGCTGCCATGAATTGCCATGGTTCTTCGACCACCTCCCATTCAGGAAGGTTGTCTATGGGGTCGGTGGCAACCTTTGTGATCAAGTCATGGTTCTCTCTGACCCACTCCAGGCGTTCAGCCATAGGAGCTTTGTCGAGACCGAAGGTAGTGGCGACCTGAAAGGCCAGCCATGATTCGGACTCAGGAGTAACAAATGACTCATCAGCAAACCTTATTAGGCTTTTACCAAAGTCTGTGTCTTGTGGTGACAAGTAAGCGCAGATAGGGTAAGTTCTTCCTCTGTAGTCGAAAGACCAGCAAAGGTAGTACTCCTTATCTTTGAACTTCTCAGCTGCTTCCAACTGAGTTCTTGTTCTCACTGATCGTTTGAAGTTCATTCGATCAGCATTATATGCCTCTGCCATCATCCTTTTCCAGGCTTGTCTGGCTTCAGCATTATCATCAATGTCAGGAGGTTTTGGAGGCTTGAATGCCTCAGAGATTGGAATGAACTTTCCAACCTTGATCCCCCTCTCTTTGAAGTGCTGTGCTACTTCAAGAACATGATGACTCACACGGTATTTTACCTTCTGAAGCTTGTTCAAAAACTTCAGCGGGATGTCCCCGTGTTTTACTGCACCCTTACCGCGTCGGGTCAGTTCATGACCACGCATCAGCTCGTTTGTCAGGTATCCGCCTGCCCTCTCATTGGTCCAATCGTTTGGCTCAACAAGCATAGGCCAAGGGATGCCACTGAACATCTCGGCTGTGTTGATCAACTGTTCCCTGATCTCCATGAACTCAGGAGTGGGAACCACACGACACACGGAGCGGCGTCCACGAGTCTCTGTGAGCTTCATGAACCACCCTGTCGTACCCATGACCCTATCAAGCACCCAACCGCCCAAGGCAGCCCGTGTCTTGATGTGCCATGAAGGCCATACAATGTCGTGACGACTGAAGATAACACTAGCAATGGATGTCTTCTGGTGAGTACCACAAGACTCATGATAGTACTTGTCTTCAATGTATTTCATCAGCTCAGGGTGATTCTCCTTGTACCACCTGAACCTACACTCATGCTCCAGGCTGGTGCCAATGGAAACGATGATAGTGGGTAGGAGGTCAGCATCCCGCTTCATGCTGAAGACGAGATCAAAGGTGATCTTGAGACCGATGGTGGCGATTGCCAGTGATTCTAAATTGTCAAGGTGCTCCGCAACAGGGCGGTAGTATTGACCAGCTTGACCCTTGCGTAGCTTAGCACGACAAGTGTCAATGTCTTTCATGACGCTAGGCAGCGCCGAAGAAATACTCGCCGTACCGTACACGCTTGCGGATGCGTAGCTCTTTTCTTGGAGACGCTGCAAGGATGCGTGTAACTTCTCTTTGCCACAGCTCAACGCTTCGCGTTCCAGTTCGATCTGCTGTTGGATCTCTGAAGGTGTCGCCATAGGCTAGGAAAAGGGAGTATTGTTCTGCGTCGAGCTGGTCGATGTGGGATTGAGTCAGGTCAAACGTCATAGATTTTGCACTGCGGATCATTTGGATACAGCTTGCAATACGATTCCATGTCACTGATTGCAAGGTCAGCGATATAGAACGAAGGCTCACCGTCCATGTATTGAACGTCAAGCTTACCCATGGCAGCAAGAAG